GGTGTAGTCGAAGGCGGCAATGCCGAAAAGCGCGCCCACTTGCAGGCCGTCGCTCGAAAACCCGGTCTTCGGCGCCGCCGTGATGGTGAGCGTTTTGCCCTTGTGGATGAAGTTTCTCATGCGTAATTCCTCTTCAGCTCTCGATGGGCCCGCCTCGTGGGCGAGCCCGTTGTCAGCGGCTCATTCGCTTAGGCGCCGGCGTTCTTCTGGAGTCCGCGGTAGTCGATCGCGGCGGCGGCAAAGTCCAGCCGGGCCTTGATCTCGTAGCCGTCCACGTCGAAGCCCTGGCGGGTCTCGATGTACACGCCGTCCTGGCCCTCGAGGTAGCAGAACTCGATCGTGTCGATCAGCCCGGGGCGCGTGGCGAGGTACCAGCCGGTGGTGGACACCGCATCGAGACGCGGTTCGATGACCGGCGTCAGGGTGCGGACCCACTCGGGGATGACCTTGGTCGGATCCGTGGTCGCGACCAGGTTGATCGGCGCGATCAGCTGCAACGCGGCCGTTTCGAGGGCGGTCGGCACGATCAGGAACGAAGGCGTCAGGTTGAGCGGAGTACCCTTGGGGCCCTTCTGTTGGCGGAAGGCCGCACGGCCGGCGGCTAATGCGGGAACGCCCAGCGCCGAGTTGGCGCCGGTCAGCAGGTTCTTGTGGCCGGCGATGAAGAGGTTGAGGTTGTCCTCCATCATCACTTGGTTGCCGGTGATGACGGCCCAGACGGTGTTCGATTCGAGCGTGGCCGCGGCGACGCCGAGTTGGAACGGGATGCGCGTCAGCGCGCCCAGATCGTCGTTGATGACGGTCTTGCGTGTGATCGTCACGACCTCACCGAAGGTGGCCAGCGAGTAGGTCTGCTTGCTGTCGATCGGCGCGGTGCGGTGGTACTCGCCGGCTTCGTTGAGCGGCTGCAAGGCGGGCAGATCGCTCAGCTGCACGCGGTTCACCGGCTTGAAGTCGGTCGCCGAAACCTGGCGGCAGAAGTCGGTGAAGGTGCGCGGCGCCGCCTGGTAGCCTTCGCGCAGCGTCTTGTTGGCGACGTTGGCAAGGATGTTGGGGAAGTCGCTCGTGGTCAGCGCCGAGAAGGCCACTTCATCGCGGGGCGAACCGATCATCGGATTGCCCTTGGCGTTGAGGCAGATGCGACCGAGCTCCAACAGGCTGAAGCCCATGAACTCCCGGCCGGCATTGTCCTTGAGCGGATAGCGCTTCGGGTCATGCCGATGCAGCAGCGCCGCAGTCATGTTCTCGCGCAACGTGTCGCCCGCGTCGCGGGTGATGCCGCCGAAGTGGCCGAACGTCGGCGGCTGCGCTTCCGAATGCGCCGCCAACTTCTCCAGCAGCTTGCCGCGCGCGTCCGCGACGCTGGTGCCGGCGTCGATCAGCGCGACCACGAACTGGTCGCCGACCTTCGCGCGGAACGGTTCGGCGATCCGGTGGATTTCGGTGGCGCGCGCCCGCTCGGCCTGGACTCCTTCCGCGCGCAACGCTTCGGTGTCGACCACCGGAGGCGCCGCGTTCTCAACACGGGCCGCTTCGCCCGGATTGACGACTGTAGTAGCCATCTGTTCTGTCTCCTCTGGGCTGATTGCCCGTGCCGGAGCCTCGGCGGGAGCCGGGGCCGCGACAACTTCGTGTGCACTCATCAGCACGGCGCCGGGATCGGCCGGCACTGGCGTGAGCGAGATCTCATACGGTTCCCAATCGACGGCCGTGAACAGCTTCCGCTCGCGGCCCTTGGGTGTCGTGTCGTTCTTTGCGTAAATCCAGGCGCCCATTGAGACGCTCCGGATGATGCCGGCTTTAATGTCGGCGCGCAGACCGGCGAGTTCGGCGCGCGGGCTGAACTGCAGCGTGGCCCGCGCCGCTCCGCCTTCCAGCCAAGCGCGCTGCACCACACCCAGCTGGTTCATCACCGAGCCGAATGTATTGTGGTTGTCGCAGACGGGCGCGCCGTTATTGAGCCGGTCGAGCCGCACGGCACTGGCCTCAAGGCTCAGCGACAGCTCATACGCCTCGCCGGTCCAGTAGTCGGTGCGCGGCACCGTCGCACCGCTGTAAAAGACGCAGTCGACGGTGCATTTCTCATCGCTCCAACTGCCGGGCACGAACGAGGCGGAGAAGAGCTCCGCTTCGACCGGAGCGACTCGCTCGCCGGCCAGGGTTTCGGTTTGTTCCATGGGTTCTCCGAGCTATGAACTGGCGATCGATGTGTCCCCGCGCTCCTGGCCCTTGTCCGTGGTCTTGCGCGGATCGCCGTCGAGGATTACGCCCGCGGCATCGAACTTCTTGTTCCATGCGACGATCTCGTTCAACTGGCCTTCCGGATCCTGGCCATGCCCGGCCACCATCTCGGGGAAGGTGATCGCGCCGGTGCGCAACGAAACCTTCTCCGCCATGGCGTCCTTGTAGGGATCCACCGATTCGAACTTCGGCGCGGTGAAGCGCACGCCGTACTGGAGCTCCGGGATCTCGCCGGCAAGGAACGCGACATCGATGAAGCGCTTCCAGATTGGGACGAGCAACTGCGGAATCAGGCAGAGCCAGCGGTAGGCTTCGATCGTGTTGCGGAAGCCCAGCATGCCGCCGCGAAACGACGAGTAGTTCACCGCGCTCATGTCGCCGGTCAGCAGCTCGTAGGGCAGCGTCAAGCCCGCGGCGATCGACCCGAGTTGCGTTGATCGATAGTCGCGATAGCCGCCCGAGTTGGACGGCGAACCGAAGCGCACATCCTCGCCGAGCTTGAGCCGCTTGATGATGCCCGGCTCGAGGTACTCGACCGGATCATTCGTCACTGGATCGGTCTGGCCGCCCGTGGTCAGGTCCGCCAGCGCGCCGTCCGGGCTGACGATGAACGCCGCGAAGCAGGCTTCGATCTTCTTGCGGATGAGTTCGGCGTCCTCGTACTCGTCGAGGTCGCGCATCTTCAGCATGACCGGCGCCAGCCAGGTCACGCCGCGGACCTGGCCGGGCCTATCCTTCTTATAGATGTGCAGCACTTCGCTGGACGGCACCGGCTTCGAGATGAAGCCCGCCTGCCAGTTCATCAGCGACAGCGCGCCCGGGTGATTGCCGAACAGCCAGTAGTAATTGCGGCGCCCGATCGGATCGAACTGAACGCCCTGGATGATCGAACCCGTGTCGATGGACAGCGTCTTGCTGTGGTCGAGGTAGTCGGGTTCAAGAACCTGGACCTGCACCGGCACGTCAAGCCCATCGCCCGGCCGCCGTTGCCGGAACCGGACGATGCACTCGCCGCTCTCCGCGACGCAGCGCGCAACCAGCCACTGGACGCCGAAGAAGTCGAGCTGGCCATCGGCGTCGCATTGCGCGGACCAGGCGTTGAACTTCTCGTCGATCAGCGTGTTGAGCTGGTCGTCGCCGGTGTCGGCGCGCGGGATGATGCCCGTGCCGATCTGATTGCCGACCAGCTCCGAGAGCGCCTTCGCCGCATAGGGGTTGTTGCGGACCAGGTCGCGGGCCCGGTCGCGCAGCCACACCATTGAGCCTTGCGTCTCACGGTTGGCGTCGCTGTTCGAAGTGACCCAGCCGCCGGTGCGGCGGCCGCGCATGGCGCCTTCGTAGGAGAAGCGCTCCGCGATGGCCAGCGCGCGCCGGTACTGGAGCCGCTTCAGCCCAGCGCGCGGGGAGAACAGCGATACGGCGCGGTCAACCCAGTTTCGCCCGGTGACGGGAGCCACCGGCTTCCGCATTTCAACCGCGTGCGTTGTTGCCACGTCCGTCCTTTGAGAATTGGGCCAACGTATAGCCGGCCGGCGCGGTCGGCGTGAGCCTGGCAATGTCTGCGTCCAAGTAAGTGCGCGCCTTGATCATCTCGTCCACGCTGGCGTACTCGGTCATCACGCCATCGATGGCGATCCTGCGAACGCCTTGGTTGATGGCCTGAGTGAGCGAGTCGCGCTGAGCCTGGAGTTGCACGAGAGTGAATGCCATGGATTACTTCCCGAACCAATTCCTGCGAGGCACGAATCCGCCGCGGTCGCGAGTGAACGGATTCGGCTGTCGCGTGTCCCGGTCCTCCGGCGCGCGGAAGGGATCGACTTGCGGTTTCGGGTCCGGCTCGACGCCGGCTTGCACCGGCTCTTGACGCGGCCGTGCCGTGCGCGACGGCGTGCGCCCGAGCATCTTCTCGAAGCGATCGCAGTGCACGCTCATCCGCAGCCCGCTCGCGAACAGGGACTGCAGCGCAGCGTAGGCGTAGACCCGGCAATCGAGCGCCTCGTTGCGCGCGCCGGATTCCTTCCTCCACTCGTGCTTTGCGAAGCCGTTGTGATACCGGGTGTACTTCTTCTCCGCCGTCAGCTGCTCGAAGTACTCGATGTCGCGGCCCGCAGGGAAGTGGCAGTAGCTGGGCCCAGGATCCAGTACCTTCAGGCGGCTGTGGATCGCATCCTTCGCCGCGTCGACACCGATCATGAAGAACGGCGTCTGATTCTTGCGGCTCGGCTTGCGCGGCCAGATCGTACTGCCCTCGCCGGACCTGCCCTTGGTGGCGAACACCCGGCGCGCATAGCGATCGCGGGTGAAGCGGAGCACGACGGCGTCTTTGTACCCGGAGTCGATGCACGCGGCAGCGATCCGCATCTCCGGTCCCTTCTCATGATGGAACTCGCCGAGCAGTACTTCGTCGAGCGCCGCCCACACCTCGTTGCGCAGGATGTCGCCGGGGATCACGTGGTATGCGATCGACCAGGACTCCTCGTCGCGGCCCCACCCGACGATCTCCAGCTCAAGGCGGTCGGCCTGGACGTCGATGCCGGCGGTCAGCAGCGCGACGCCCTCCGGC